ACGGTAATATCACCCGATAATCATATATGGTACTGGGACGGCGGCGCATGGGCTGACTCTGGCACCGGTTCTGAGGGTGACATGCTTAAAGCGGTTTATGATCCATCAAATATAGCTGCAAATGCTTTTTCAATGACCAATATGGTTGAGAACGGAACAAACAAAATACTGACCGCAACTGAGAGAAGTGAAATTGCAGCCAATACCGTTCATAAATCATCAGACGGTAAAGATCATTCCGATGTTGTGGCAAATAATGCAAAAGTTTCTTTTCCCGAAGCTCCAAACGATGGCAAGCAGTACGCCAGGGAAAATGAAGCATGGGTGGAAGTAGAAGCTGGTGGTAGTGTTCTTTTTCTCAGCTTTGGGCCTAATGATGCTTTGTTTCCAGATAGTAATCCAGCAAGTGCAGATTCAAGAAACAATCATCCTATTCTTGTTTTTGATGATTCTACATCAGAAAAAATATTATTTAATTCTAATATTCAAAGTAGTTATGATGGTGAAAATAGCAATGTAGATATTTATTGGGTTGCTGAAACCGCAATTTCTGGTGGTGTAACTTGGGGTGTAGAATTTGAGAGAAACACTTCTGGCGGTAATGATATTGATTCAGATTCTTTTGCTGCTCAACAAACAGGTAATAGTACTACTAATGGAACGAGTGGAGTTATTAATAAAACTACTATAACTTTGACACAGGCACAAGCTGATGGACTAATTGCTAATGATTATTTCAGAATGAGACTTGAAAGGGTTACTAGTGATAGTGGTGATACTATGTCAGATGATGCTCAAGTACTTAGAGTAGTAGTAAGGGTTTAACATGGCAAGACATTTTGAAGCTTTAAATAATGATTATATAGATGCTGGCAATCCATCAATTTTAAACCTCACAGGTGATGAAGTAACATTGTCAGTTTGGATAAAATTAGAGTCTACAACAATGGAAGGAAAAATAATTGCTAAATGGGCTGATCAAGGTGATAGATTTCAATACCTTTTATCGAACAATAGTGGTGATAAATGCTTGTTTGCTATCTTCAATGATGGTACTAAAATCGCGCAAGGAACAACAATTCTGGTTGTGGGGCAGTGGTATCACCTGGCCGGAACTTATGACGGATCAAATTTAAGGGTTTATTGTAACGGAATACAAGAAGACTCAACGCCGGCAACAGGAAATATGTCGTCAACAACTGCACCCGTTCGAATTGGTGCAGGATCAGGAGGATTGGGAACTGAAAACCCGTTTGACGGAGAAATAGGGCATGTAGCTATATGGGATAAACCACTGACTGATGGTGAGATAAAATCATTAGCAAATGGCATTAACCCTTTAAATATTCGTTCTGAAAGCTTGCTATTCTATGCTCCACTGAATGGCCAAACCCCAGAATATGATGTAATAGGTGGACTTGATATGACAGTGAACGGAACTATAGTAGCAGAAGAGCCACCGATACCTAACAGTATCAAAGCTCCATAAAAAAACAGACTCACCAGATGATATTATAAAGAGAATACATGTTTTACTTACACGGAAGACATAAGAATTTATTAAAATATTAAAATTTTCTCTTTTCGAAAATCTTTTTTTGTGATATACTCTTTTTTATCAAAGATCGAGCGAACTTTGATAGGGGTTTTATATGGATATGACTTTTAAACAGTACATTGGTATTGAGTTACCTAAAAAATGTGAAGTTCATCCTTCTTATGGAAAAATAGCTGAATTAGTATTTGATGCTGAAAACATGGGAGAGGCAGCTTTTCAAGGTGATCAATTTGAATCAATTCGGCAGCGTGGTGAAGTTTTATTTTGCTCATATAAAACAGATTTTCCAGAAGAAAAAGAAAAAGGTCTTGATGTGATTGAATTAAGTATATCTAATCACAGACAGACTCTCCATGGAGAAGATCATAATGAAAGGATGGAAATCCTTAAAGAAAAAATTAATGATTCAGAACTTGTGGAAATGGCCTCTAAAAGATGGTGGTTGGGATAATCCTTATTTTATAAGTTCTGGATTTATAATATTATTTGCATTCCAGAATTTATTAACTGGAATTTCTGATCATAGAAATTTTGAGTATTTTTTTATATTTGTTATTTTGCTTATTTGCATTAGTGGGTTTTTTTATTTTTTAAGAAACCCATTTTTTTTATGTGGAATTTATTTGTTACTTGGGATAGGATTATTGATAGGAGCAGATGATATTGGTGATTTTTCTGGAATTCTTTATTTTATTTTTGCATATCGAATTTATCGTAATAAATCAATAACTTTTATCATTTTATTTCTTACCTTCATGGCATTATCTTTACGTTTTATATATCTGCCTTTTGTCTTTTCAAGAGCTTTTAATTTAATAGCTGTAATTATATTTTCTTATTGTACTTATTTCATATTATTTGAACTTCCTGAAATCAAAAAGATTAGAGAAAAAAATACAACTGCAGAAATTAATAGAAATCTTAAAATTATAAAATATGAATTATCAGATCAAGAATTATTTTTACTGGATTATCTGGCTAAAGGATCTCTTTATAAAGAAATGGCTTGGAAAATAACTAATGAAATGGATCATGAAATTTCAGAAAATGGAGTTTCCAGAGCAATTTCTCGTTTATGTAAGAAGTTTAAAGTGAAAAATAGTTGTAGTTTGATGGTGAAATGTGTAGAATTGGGATTAGTAAGTACGGAATCGGAGAATTCCACTATGTGATATTAAATTATTGTACTGTATAAACACGCTCGATCTTTCTCCTGGGTGTGTTGTGTTACAGTGCCCCAGGAGATCTTATGTCAGATTTACAGATTTGGGTTGTAATTGCAGCAGGACTTATCCTTTTAAGTTTTATTTTTTATCTCTTTATAAAACGAGGAGGTAAAATAACAACTCCTTATGCTTCTGTTTATATTCCGGATGTTGTCAAAACTGAAGGTCCTTTATCTGAAGAATTAAGTTATTTATATAATAGTACTCTTCCTCAAATTAGAGCTGCTTTTGAGCAACGCTTTTTGAAAGAATTAAAAAATAAAGGGATCCCTTCAAATTGGTGGCTTGAAATGGAAGATTATAAATTTTTCCGTGAAGCTATGGGTAATATTGTGTATTCCGGAAATGGAATCAATTCTATAAAAACTATTTTGGAAAAGGAAGTATGTCAGCATAAAGAAGTTAATGATCGTTATATTCAAAATGTACTTTCCAGATTAAGTGAATGTGCTCGAAAATATTTAAATGTTCAATATGAAGATCATGTTTATGTAGCCCCAGGTGAAATGAGAGAACGGATTATAAGTAGCATTGAAGTTTTTACTTTTTGTCAAGAACTATTTGAATCAGTTATTAAAGAACATGTAATTTATTTGTTTGCAGAAAAAGAAAGAATACAAACAGAGAGGTAAATATGAAACGATACACGTATAGAATTGCCCATCTTGAATCTGTACCAGATATAGATGTTGGAGATATTATAAAACCGGATCAGAAAATCGGAAGAATGGGTAATACAGGGAAATCAGAATGGCCTCATCTGCATCACGATGTTATTCATGAATATATAACGAGAATAGTTAGACTCAAACAGATAGGCTATGAACCACATCATATATACGCACCAAGTATTGAACAATTGAATCATTTTACGGATAAAGGTTTATTCCATTTTCCTTTAGTGATTACTACTCCATTTTATGATCCTCAATATAAAATTGATTGGGATAAAGATCATCCAGCATATGATGTAGTGCCGGAAGATAGAAAGAGAACAACTGATCATTTTGATATATTCTTTAACAGAACAGAAATAGAAGGTATTTTGTTATTCAAGGGTTATGATTATCAAGGTGGATATGGAAACTACGCATTAATAGGATTTGAGGTGTAATATGGAATACAAAGACATGAAGTTTATGGATGCTGTAAAGTATCTTCCTACAAGAATAGTAAATGCTATTTCTAAACTTTTGGGAATAAAAGGTATTGTACTGTATATAACCTATAGTATGATCACTAATGATCATATTCCGGAAAGTGGAATAGTATATGTTTGGATATTTATTGTTCTTATAGTTGTTTTTGGCAGGGAAGCTTTAACTTTTATAAAGGATCTTAAAAAAGTGGGGTGAGTAATGTGGATAAAAAGATTATTATTATTATTATTCTTTCTCTCATTATCATTGGTCTTATTTGGTTTGGATTTTCAAGAGGATCTTACTTTGAAACTATTATTGAGCAGATACAGGGACAACGAATCAGCCTTATTAGATCAACAGCGATTATTGAATCTGAAAATAGTAGAGTTAGAACTGAATCAGCAGAGCTCAGAAAAAACTATATTCAGTCAGAGCAGAACAATATCAAATCAGAAGAAGATAATATCCGACTCCAAACAGAGAATAAATATTATAGAGGAATCATCGGAGAAATCACAGCAGGAAGTAAAGAAACAGACCAGTACCTTGGGGAATATGGGAGAATCACTGATGACTTTGCAGAGTTCCTTCGACAAGCGACAATTACAGATTAAAATAATGAAATATGTTATATTAGGGTTAGCAGCAGTTGTAACCGCTGAGACAGCTTATATTGCAATAGATTATTGGTTTGAATAAGCAACAATTGTATGAATTCAACTATAGTTGACAAAATTAAAATTTAGGATATTATATAGGTAATGGCACTTTTAAAAGAAGAAGACATCTTACTTATAAAAAAACACACAGCTAATGTTAATTACGGAAAGGTTATTTTGGATTTTCAGGATGGAATTTTAATAAAAATAGAACATCAGGATGCTGAATTAACCAGGGCCGGACTCACAAAACGAGGTAAACGTGTGGGAGGAAATAATAATGTTAAAAAATCTTAAATGGGTGGAACTTCCTATTTTTGAAATGTTGAAATCTGCTATTCGTTTGGATAAAGCTGAAAGTAGAATTGATTATTTTGGATATTTAGGTTCTGAGAGTAGTTCTGAGGCAGAATATTTTGAAGAAATGAATCGTTATAGAGAAAATAATATCTATGACCCTATGAAAGAAGATTCTAATGGATTTCTTAAAGGAAGAGCAGTTATTACAACTACTGGAGTATTTCCTTATGTTTTGGAAGATGGGAGTATCCAGTGGGAACTTCGAAGTCCTGAAGAAGTTTTTCATCCTGATTCTTTAAATACATTAAGAATGGCAGTTGTCACTAATGATCATCCGGATGTTTTAGTAACTCCTGAGAATGTTAAAACTGTAATGGTAGGACATCTTGGAGAAGAGATTATAGTGGATCAGTTTGGAGGTCGAGTAGCCAGTAATCTTACTATATCTGTAAAAGATGCTATTGATGATGTTCAGGATGGGAAGAGAGCCATTTCTGCCGGATATAGAAGTGATATTGTTATGCAATCTGGTGTTTACAATGGTGCTCCTTATAATGCAAAACAAACAAAAATAAGATATAATCATGTGGCTGTAGTTGATAGAGGAAGAGCAGGGGATGCTGCTGTAATGCGAGTTGATGCTTATCAGGCTCCTCCTGGAACTACTAAGCCGATTGTTATTAAGGATACTGCAGGAGTTAATCCTCCTGTAAATATAAACGAGGGGGAGAATATGCCCGAAAATTTAAAAGTCGTCAAGATTGATAATGTCGAATACCAAGCAGAAGCCCCGGTAATCGCTCATTATTTCAAAATTGACGAAGCTCTTAAAAAGAGCAATGTGGAGCTTGAAACTGTGACTAAGAAATTAGATACAGTTACTGCAGATCTTAGTGCCCGTGAGGGAGAAAGAGACGCAGTACAGGCAAAACTCGACACTGCAGAAGAAAAACTGAAGAATGCTATTCAGTTAGATCAGCTTGATGGTCTTTTCGAAGCCAGAAGTAAGTTGGATGCTGCAGTAATAAAAGCCGGTATTGAAGATGCCGACAAGATGGATGTGATGGCTAAGAAAAAAGCCATTATCGCAAAAGCTTTTCCCAAAGTAGTTTTGGATGAAAAGGATGATGCATATGTTGAAGCTATGTTTGATGCAGCAGTGACAAACTTAGATGAAGCAGATGATACCCTGGACGACAATCTTACTGCTGGAGCTGATCACAAGGATGGTGAGCTCAAACTGGTTGAGGGCGAGATTAAAACCGATGCGGAAAATTGGTTACAGCTCGTTAATATCAGTAAGAAAAAGAGGGGGGCCTAATGTCTATGTATGGAAATATTAGCCAGCTCTCTGCTGGTAATTTGTTTGGGGCTCAGATAGGAGCTGTTACAGAATCATTTGTAGCCCGTGAACTGATTAAGTTCGGCATGTGTGCTTTTGGGTATAAGGGTGATCCTGATAGTGCTATGAATATTCATATCGATAAAGTTGTAATGACTTACGATATTGATTTCACTGCTGGTAATGCTGTTACTATTAACTTCACTGTTAATGGTTTGGTTATGGCTGAACAAGCTTTTCTTACTGATCATGATACTACAATGCAGCTTATGCTTGTAGCTCTTCAGGCTCTTAACTCTGAATGGCAGGTTTCGGTAACTGGTAGGGTATTTACCATTATCACTCCTGGAGAAACAACTTCTGCTTCTACTGTAGTAACAGGTTCAACACCTCCTGTAGGTACTCCTGTTCTTTCTCAGTCAGCTGAAATGGTTGTTCTTGGTCCTGTAGTTAAAGCACAGAAAGCTCCTACAGCAACTCTTCTTAGTGACGAAGGTTATGAAGATGGAGAGGCTCTTGAGGCTTTGGTGGACGGTTATGCAGTTGTCATCGTAGATGATATTGCTAATGTGACAGTAAATGAACCGGTTTATGTTATTAAATCCGGTGCAGATGCTGGTAAGTTCACCGGAACAGTTGGAAGTAACTTGGCATTGAATGCCGCCTTTGCTTTTGTAGCAGATGGTGTGCAGAATTTGGCAGTTATTCGAATCGATAATATGAAGAAAGCAGTGAGCTAAGGAGATAATATGCCCGAAAGATTAGATAGTAGCCAGCTGCTTTTTTTTACACGGCAGCTTGAGATCATAAAAAGATCTCAGTACAATGAGAAGAATAAACTCCTTTATGGAGCTTCTCTAATTCCTGTAGACCCTGAAGTAAGGGGAGAGGGAATTGAAACAGTAACATACCGAAGTTACTCACGAATCGGTGTAGCCTCTTTTATTGGAGACTATGGTGGAAGTATTCCTCGTGCTGATATGTTTGGTACAGAGGTTTCTGCCCACATTAAACGACTTGCGTCATCTTATGGTTATTCGATCTTTGAGATCAAAAAAGCCATGAGAGCTGGTGTTAATCTTAAATCCGGAAGAGCAGATGCTGCTTTCAGAGCAGTAGCTGAAAAGGTTGATTACATTATCTGGAATGGTGATGTTAAAAGAAATCTTCAGGGTTTTCTTGATTATCCTGGTATTCAGGAGTATGCAACACCTGATGGTGCCACAAATGATCCGGAATGGAGTACAAAAACTCCTGCTGAAATTTATGCAGATATGCGAGCTATGGTTAAGACTCCTTACATCAACACCAAACAGATTGAAAAACCTGATACTCTTCTTCTTCCTACAGAACAGTTTGAGCTGATTAAAGATATTCAGTTTTCAACTGCTTCAGATCTTACTATTATGGAGTATTTCAAAAGAAATAATCCTGATGTAACTGTTCTGTCTATTCCTGATTTGGAGGGAGTAGGTGATGGTAGTTCTGATAGAATGATTGCGTATGTGCGTGATGCTGATCACCTTACACAGTTGTTCCCAGTTCCTACCAAACAGGAAAGAGAATTTCAGGAAACTCCTTTCACTTATGTGATTCCTGTATGGGCTGAACATGGTGGAATTATAATTTATTACCCTCAGAGTGTTATTTTTGCCGATAACATATAAGAGGATGCACACCCTGCTATTTGTAGGGTGTGCTCATTTACACAAGGAAGGTATTTATGATTATTGATTTTAAGAAACCTAATGCCGGTGTTTTGACATTACCTATACCTACGAAAAAGGTTAAGGGCCAGAAAGGTGTTAATGCTGGAAGAAATGCTTCTCATCGAAAACAGAAAACTATAACACTTATTCCAGGGATAAATGAAATGCCTGATGAAACATGGAATCAGGTGAGAGAACTTAAGAAAATTAAGTATTATCTTGAGGCAGAGTATATTGTTGTAAAATATGCTGTAGAAAAGAAAGATGCCAAAGATAAAGTGATAGCTATTGAAACTGAAAAAAAGTTTGGAGAACTTGAAAGTGAAGAGCAGGAAGCTCTTGTAAAGAATACTTTTGATTTAAAACTTTTGACTCAATGGCGTAGAAAAGGAAATGATTTCCTTAAGGGTGTGATTGATGATCAGAGAGAGTTAATCAAAAACCCAAAAAAAGATGAAGAAGAATAAGAGGTAAATAATGGGACTCTCAGCTTCACAAATAGTTCAAACATATCCAGGTATTAAAGATGATGTTGATATAGAAACTTATATTGCATTAGCTCGGTTAAAAACCTCATCTGCTTATTATGGTACCAAGTATGAATTAGCTGTGTCATTGAGAGCTGCCCATGATATAACTCTTTCTAAACCGGAGTTGTATAGTACATCTTCAAGTAAACGTGGTGCTCAGGCCAGTAGAAGACAGCAGGATTTATCTGAGTCTTTCTATCCCAGTACTCCACAATTTGCTGGTGGAGGGGTTAGTGCCGGTTTAAAATTATTGGCTACTACTTCATATGGACAATTACTTTTACAGTTAATGTCAATGTCTAATACTTCTATGAGTGTTATTGGAGCTTCTGCTTTAATGGTATCTGGGAGTTAACTAATGAGTTTTAAAGTAGTTCAAAAAGGTGATTCCCTTCAAGCTATAATTAAAAATATTGATAAAATGACTAAAGATCATGTAGAGGTAGGTCTCTTTTCAAAAGGAGCTGGCAAAAATATGGATAAAAACTTTGCTATGCGAATGGCTCATTTTGAAAAAGGTTCTGCAAAAGCTCATTTACCATCTCGTCCAGTATTTAAAACTACTTTAAATGATCGAAAATCTGAAGTAGCACAATATATGAAATTTTTATATAGTGAACTTTTGAAAGGTAATATGTCTCGGAAAGAAATTTATAATTTATTAGGGAAGCGATATACTCAATTTTTAAAAGATCAATTTATAAAACGAACATTTGCTCCTCTTTCTGAAAATTATAAAGTCCGTCCCAGTGGTAGAGCAGTAACACCTAATAGCACTCCTTTATTAGATACTAATAAAATGAGAAGTAAAATCACACATAAGGTGGTGATGTAATGTCTTTATTTTATAAAACCACAATTCAAAGAAAAGAAGTAAATCAGAGCTTTGTAAAAGGGAAACCTTTAACTGACTCTGCACCTATAACAACTTTCCAAGGAAATATTCAGCCTTATAAAGGTCAGGTTACAGTAGAACAAACTGAGGGGGTTCTTACTTCCGGTTTAATGGTTGTTTTTTCGGAAGAGAAACTCAATATTCCTACTCCAAACGCCTCTACTAAGGGCACCTACGTACTTTACCATGATAACTGGTATGAATGTATCAAAGAGCTTGATTGGAGTGATCAGAAGGGCCCTTTTGCAGATTTAAGTTATTATCGTTATATAATTGTATGGAGAGAGGTTGATGCATGACATTAGATGAATTGTATGAACATGTCTATGATTTGCTCTCTCTAATATTTACTGCTGAAGAATTAACAGTTAAACTTTTTCAATCAGATACTGGGTTAGCATTACCGGTAACAGATGATCCTTATATTGTAATAGGTTATACTCCTACAATTTTAAAGAAAACAGGAGCTTCTACTTCCGGAGATATTCATGATCCAAGTACAGAAGATCCTCCATTGGTAGATCTTCCTTATTTGGTAAGATTTACTCCATATGAAGGTGAAGTAGAAATCAGGCAAGTTAATGGAGATGGAGAGTTCTTAAAAATAGTATTATCAGCTTTAGAAACTGTTTATGTTACTGAATTTTTATCGGCTTTAGGTTTAGGAATCAAAGATGTGGAGATACCAATAACATCTATTCCTTTTCGAATTAATAATAAACCGCATAAAGAAAGTATTGTATCTCCGGTCTTTTCCTTTTATGATAGTATGAGAGAAGAGTTACCATGGATAGAAGATGTGAATATTGCTGGAGCAATTGATAATGAAGATGGTAGTGAAACTAGAATTTTGGAGATCACTAAAGATTCAGTGACTCCATAAAAATAACGTTTAGGAGGTTATTATGTCTGAAGTTAAAGACATTGTAGCGGTAAATATTACTCGTGAAACACGATATCCTACGCAGTTAGGATTTGGAAGTGGTGCAATTATTTCTGAGTTTACCCCTGGAAGTTTGAATAACCCTATGTTGGGGGGTAATAGGTATCAATTATATCCACACACAACAGCTATGACAGAGGATGGATGGGCTATCACTGATTTGGAATATCGGGCTGCTGTGGCTTATTTCAGTCAGAATCCTAATCCTGGAACATTCATGGTGGGAAGAAAAGATGCAGGAGATGCTAATTGGACGGCAGCTTTGAATGCTATCAATGCTGTTTATACTGATTGGTATGCTTTTACAATCAAATCATCTACAGAAGCAGATATTTTAGAAGTTGCAGCATGGGCTGAAACTCAAGTGAAAATATTTGGCTATACTTCTGCAGAAAAAGCAATCATAGGAATTCAAGTAGCTTTGGCTGCTGGTTTTTTTACCAGTGGAGCATTAGGAACTTTAGCTGCTTTTCAGGCAATTACTGATGGTGAATTCATGATTGCAAAAGATGGAGCTGCTGCTGTTGAAGTAGATGGTATTAATATGTCATCGGGAGCTACTGCAGGTTTATGGGTTACAGGCATTGTAGCTGGTAAAATGGCGGCTTTTCAACTTGTGACGGATGGTGAATTTGATGTTACATTAGATGGTGGATCAGCAATACCTGTAGCAGCTATTAACTTAACTACAGGAACTACCTGGGCAGGTATGGCAACTCTTCTTCAGACTGCAGTAAGAGGTGAAACTGGCTTAGAAGCTGTAACTGTAGTTTATGATTCTGATTCCGGAAGATTTATTTTCGGAAGCGACAGTACGGGAGCTAGTTCAAGTCTTTTAGTAGAAATAGCAGCAGCACCTGCAGGAACTGATTTAACTGCAGCTGCTTATTTTGATGGTGGAGATGAGACAGAAGGAACTGATGCAAGTCTACCTGCTGATATGGCTGCAGTTGCTACAGCATTGGAAGCAGCTATTACAGCTGCAGGAGTAACTGGTGTTACAGTAGCTTATACTGACAGTAGAATGGTTTTTACCAGTGATACTACAGGTAATTCTTCAAGTATAGTTATTTCAGCTGTTGTTTCTGGACCTGGAACTGATCTTACAGGATCCTCTTACTTGAATGGTGGAATTTCTACATTGGGAACAGCTCTTGGTAATACACCGGGAACAGATGATTTAGCTACTCAATTAAAAGCTTTAGGATATGATCATACGGTCATTATTTACAATGAGTTAGCTCAGGATCAGAATGGAATAAGCACTTCTGTAGTAGAGTTTTCCTTTATTGCATGGATTGGAGAAGCATTGCCTTATGATCCGGCAAGTCAAACCTGGGCTTTTAAGTCTCTGAAAAGTGTTACTGTATCTGATGAGATAGGTACGGGTCAGGAAATATTTGCTAAAAATAATAATGCAAATGTTTATGTAAAAACTGGTGGTGTACCGATAACTTTGGATGGTAAAGTGATTGGTGGTGAATATATTGATATCATCAGAGGAACGCACTGGTTGGAAGCAGAAATGCAAACTGCTGTTTTTGCATCTCTGTTGAATAACAGAAAAGTACCATTCACAGATGCTGGAATTACTTTGGTTGAGAATGCTATCAGAGGTGTAATGTCCAGAGCTGAAGTTGATCTTCTTAATGCAGAAGATACCACAATAGTGATACCTAAGAGAGTTGAAACTGATCCTGCTGATAGAGTAATTCGCTTTCTCGATGGTGTTTCATTTAATAGTAGTTACCAGGGTGCAATTCAGAAAGTTGCTATCACCGGAACACTATCAATTTAATAAGGGAGGAAAACAATGCTTGATCCTATTGTAAGAACTATTGATCCTAAATTAGTTATCGTCACTATGGGACCTATTTTGGTAACAGGTTATGCCCCTGACACATTTCTTACTATTGCTACTGAAGATGATTTCTATGAAAAAGTAAGAGGAGCTGATGGTTCTATAGAGAGGTATGCAAAAAATGTGTACGATGCAATGATCACTTTAACATTGCTGGGAACCAGTTTAGCAAATGAATTGCTAATGGCTCTGCATGAAGCTGATAAATTGGCTAATCTTGGGAAAGTACCTTTTCTTATGAAAGATTTGAATGGTACAACTTTAGCTGCTTTTCCACAGGCGTGGATAAAGAAAACTCCGGATCTTGAAGTTTCGAGTTCAGCTGTAACAAGAGAATGGGTGATTGATACAGGACCTGGTATTACACATATCGGGACTAATATTTTATAAATATAATCATTAAAGGAAGGAAGGAAGGAAATGATTAAAACCACAAAAACTGTAACTGTGGAGGGAACAGAGTTTCACATTGGAACTCTTTCCCCTCTCACAGCCATGGCTGTTCTAAAAAAATTGACTGGGATTATCGGAACAGCTTTTAGTGCAGATTCTCAAACAGAGGTATTTGCAGCTCTAGGACCGGCACTAAGTACTTTAGAAGATAAAGATCTGAATACCCTTTGGCTTCAGATTTTTTCATGTGTGCAGGTTATCCCTGCAGGAAAGGCACCTTTTCAAATTGATTCAGAAGCCTCTTTTAATGGGGCATTTACTGGATTAGATCCTGATGCTATATTTACAGTTGCCTTTGATGTAATGAGGCATAATCGCTTCCCTTTAATAAGGGACCTGGAGGGAGATATTGGAGAGTTAATGAGCACAATCCTTACTATTCCAGGGGAAGAAGAGACAGAAGAAGAGACTTAAAAGATTTAGGTGAAGTAGGAACTTTAGAAAAAGATTTTGAATCTGAGTGGTTAGTTTGGAGAATAATAAAAGAATCTAATTTTCAGATCAGTAGACACCAGATAGAGACAGAATGGTCTTTAGATGATGTTTTTAAAGTAAATGCTTTATTAGATATGGAACAGGATTATCAGACTGCTAAAAAAGGTTTAGAATCTATAAAGCAAGATAAAACTGGTAAATAAGGGGAGTACAGTGGTTATTGAAGAATTTATATCAAAGTTTTCTTTCAAAGCTGACACTTCTAAAGTTCATAAATTTTCCAAAAAAATAAATGAAGCTAAAGAAAATATGAAAGGAGCAGATAACTCCTGGAATAAATTTCAAGATCAATTAAAAAAGGGAATCCCTAACCAATGGTTTAACAGCATGTCCGGATTTATTACAACATTTAACCGGACCCGTGTTTTTCTTAATGGTTTTAAAAATACATTTCAGATTTTAAATAAGCTTCCTTTTGGAGGTGTCTTTAAAGGGTTAAGTAATTCCATTACAGGCATCATGCTTCCAATGAATAGGTTTGGTCTTCTTATAACTCGTATTAGAAGTTCTGTACGTTCCTGGATGCATTTAATGAATACAGGTTGGAAGAAATTATGGACTAATTTTAAAAGCCATATGGCTGGAATTTGGAGAGCTACAAAAGTAGGATTAACTAAAATAGGTCCTCTTGTAAGAGCTAATCTATTAAAATTAAAAGTCTGGATCACCAAAACCTGGAATAGTATTGTAGCATCTGTAATGGCTGGTAACAATAAATTTCTTAAAGGAATGATAGCTGGTTTTCAAAAAGTAGGGGGATTTTTCAATCCTAAATTAACTCAATTTGGCAAAGGGATAAAAGGAGCTGCAGCTAATATACCTTTTCTGGGAAATGCTTTGGCTAAAATACCATCATTTGCATTAGGAGCAGTTGCAGCTTTAGCTTTAGTGGTGGGAGCAATTTTTGCAGTAGTTAAAGCTATTAAAGCAATTGCTTCAGCCACCAGACAATTCATTGCATTTGAAACAGCTATGAAGGGTGTTCAAAAAGTAACTTTAGCTTCTGCTAAAGAAATGAATCAATTAGAAGCTTCAGCATTAAGAGCTGGTGAAGCAAGTATTTTCACAGTAAAAGAATCTGCAGAAGCTCAGAAGTTTTTAGCAATGGCTGGTCTTTCTGTTAAAGAAACAATGGCTGCTTTACCGGGAACACTTCAATTAGCAGCTGCAGGTGAGATGAATCTTGCTACTGCAGCAGATATTGCTACAAATATTATGTCTTCCAATGCTTTACAGGTAGAAGATCTTGCTCGTATAAATGATATCATGGCTTTTACTGCTGCTAATGCAAATACTGATATTGTACAATTAGGAGCTGCCATATCTAAAATAGGACCTGCTGGTAGACTTGCAGGGCTCAGTGTTGAAAACTTGAGTGCATGGTTAGGTGTACTTGCTAATAATGGTGTCAGAGGTGAAAGAGCCGGTACTATGGTTCGTAATGCCATAAAGGATTTAGTTAATCCTTCAGAAAAAATGGCAAAAGCTATGGCTGCAGGTGGAGTAGCTATTGGTGATTTTGTAGATGAAACTGGTAATATTCAAAATATTGATGCTTTTTTAATGGCTATGGAAAACATGGATGCTGTAGCTAAAAAAGCATTTTTGGCGAGTTTAGATGAAAGAACCTGGCAAGCTCTTTCACCTGTTATTACAGGTAGTGCAGAAGCTGTAGCTCAATTTAATGATGAATTAGAAAGAGCAGGAGGCACAGCTGCTAAGATGGCAGGATTTGCTTTCCGAGGATTAAGCGGAGCTGTTAAACAATATAGATCCAGGATGGGAGCTACTGCAGTTAAGTTTATGAAAAATTCTGGACTTAATAAACTATTCGAAGAATTTGTGAGATTTGCAGCTGATGTTTTACCTCCAATTATAAATACAATAGGTTTGCTTTTACGTCCTCTTGTAGTAGTCTTTAGAGCTGTTATGGCTGTTTTGACTCCTATTGGGATGTTATTTAAATGGCTTTTAGATACTATTAATACTATTGGAGATGTTTTTCTGGATATTTTTGTAGGTCCTTTTGAATGGATGCTTGATAAATTTAATCAATTATTAAGAGATACCAAAGGTTTTTTGACATGGATTACTGAAGCTGAAGGTCCTATTGGGGCTATAGCTAGATGGATTCAAAGTATTATCGATAATATTTCTAAATTTTTTGATAAGTTTAAACATGTAGAAGGGTTAGATAAATATGGAATGACTACTACAAAACCTTCTGATTCTATAACTGGAGATGGAGCTAGGGGAACTTCCACTACTTCAACAACAAATATTGCTGTGGAATCTCCAATTACAATAAATGGAGTAGACACTAATAATGCACCTGCAGTAGCGGCTGCAGCCAGATCAGCAGTAGCTATTGAGGTTAAAAAAATACTTGTAGAGGCAGGGATTTAATGGCTAATTTAAAGGTTCCAGCTATGTTATTTGGAGGACGAAAAAGAAGTAAATCCATTAAAAGTGATTCTTTTAGTTTAGTATTTGATCTTCAATTATCAGAATCACATTCTCTTGATAATGAAGTAGCCAGTCATCCAGTAGAAGAAGGATCCCCTATCTCAGATCATATTGAGAATAAGTTACGTTCCGGATCTACTTCATTTTTGATCTCAAATTATAGTTTAAAAATAGGAGAGTTGGTCACAAATAGAGTGCAGGATGTATATGATCTTTTTAAGCAGTTATGGAAAGCTAAAGAATTAGTAACTTTAGTAACTGATTTAGAGGTGTATGAAGATAGTGCTATTACTAAAGTAGGTATTTCCAGAGGGGAAGGAACTGGTGAAGCAGGTACTTTTGAAGTATCATTCACAGAATTTAGAATTATAAGACTTAAAAAAGTATCAATAGATGCCAATATTGTTATAACTGAATTAGAAACTCCGGAGAGTCAGCAAGCTTCTCCTCCGGCTGATATAGGCACACAAGCTCCTGAGAGTGAAACTTATACTGCAAAATCTAATTATCTGAGGGGAGGAGCACGTTAAATGCTTAAAATACCTATTTTTCAAAATCAATCATCAGATATTACAGAAAGAGTTACACTTGATGGTATTGAAATCAGCCTCAGATTTGCCTGGAATACTAAAAGTGAATATTGGATGCTTAATTCATATATAGAAATAGAATCTGAGATAACTTTGAATGGAATTAAAGTAGTTGCTAATTATCCTTTGCTTTATCAATTCTCTACAAGTTTAACTGGTCAATTTTTAATTTTCTTACAGGATTCAGCTTTAGGGCCAGAAATAACTTATGATAGTTTTGGAAATGGTCATAATTTGTTTTATCTTTCTGATGAAGAGTTTGATATCTGGAAGGATGCAAATGGCTTTCAATAGAATTCTAACTGTGAAAATTGGATTTGAAAACACTGGAATTCTTATATCAGATTTGAATATTGATTTTCAAATTGAAAGATCCATTGATTTTTCAGCTAATTCAGTTCAATTAAAAATATATAACCCTTCAGTTGCTACACAAGAAAAGTTTTTAAAAAAAGGAGCCAGTGTTACTATCTCAGCTGGTTATGAAGATGAGGGGATAGGTGTTATTTATGTAGGTCAAATTACAGAAAGTGTTTCTTATAAAGCAGGATCTAATCGTGTTGTGGATCTTATTGCTGGAAGTATTCAAAATGCTAATAGAGATCTTGCATATATTACAGTTGCTTTATCTTATAAAAGAGATACAGCTGTAATTACACCTTTAAAAGACATAGCTGCAGCTTTGGGACTTTCAAATTATGGATTTGAAATAGCTAAACGTGTTAAGTTATCTAATGGTTTTTCTTATTCTGGATCTGCTAAAACAGCACTTGCCAGATGTAAAGATATTTTAAATGCTAATGGAATGGATCTGTTTATTGATAATACCACAGTAGTAGTTTTCAAAAGAAAAACTGCAGATACACGATTTAAAGTGGTTTATTTAACTCCGGAGACAGGATTGATAGGATCAGCTAAATTGACAGATTCAAGTAAAGCCGGTAATCCCGAAGAAGAATTTCCATTAAGAATGTCTTTTAAATGTCTTTTAAATCCTCAATTAAATCCTAATGGAGTTGTGGTTTTAGATAAGAGTACTGTTATTGGAACTTTTATTCTTGAAAAAATATCATTTTCAGGTAATAATTATGGAGGAACTTTCATATCTATGGGAGAAGGGGTGTCATGAGAACAGATTTAGTAGAGGCTATGACAATATGGTTAAACTCTAAGTTAGAAGATGTTCACACAGCTATCCCAGGGAAGATAGAAAAATATGATGAAGTTACTCATACTGCTGAAGTGTTACCTCTTTTGAGTAAAATAACAGTAAAAAATACGGAAGTAGCTTTACCAGTGATTCCTGGTGTTCCAGTTATTTTTCCTTCAGGACAAGCTTTTGAATTATCTTGGGAAGTGCAAAAAGGAGATGGGGTTCTTTTAGTTTTTTCTGAAGTAGCACTTGGTGCTTGGGTTAATTCAGAAGGAGATAAACAAGTTTCTCCGGAAGGAAAACATCGTTTTTCTGAAACAGATGCTATGGCTATTGTAGGGCTTTCTCCTAAAGTTATTGAATCAGCATTGAAAATGTATATAGATAAAAATGGTAAAATGACTATAGGTTCTGGAGATTCACCATTTGTAAAAGGTGATGTTCTTGATACATTATTAACTACTTTATTAAGTGATAGTTGGATGACGTTACCAGCTGGTACTGCAGGTCAAAATGCTGCTATTTTAACAGCTTTACAGGCAGCAGCAACAACTGCAAAAACTTCTTTAACGACACTGCAAAGTGTAAAGGTGAGTGCAGAGTGAAAAATTTATATATTGATCCTTTGACAAATGATATTGTGCTAGCTAAGAGAAATCTGGTTTTAATTTCAGAAAATGGAGCACTTGCTCAATTATGTGAAAGTAGATTACTTATGCTTAAAGGTGATTATTTTTTAGATAAAACGCAAGGAATACCTTATATTTCTCAAGTGTTTGTTAAAACAAATGATAAATCACTGGTAGATTCTTTTTTTAAAAATACTCTTTTAGAAACAGAAGATGTAAATTCAATTGTTTCTTACTCTGGAGAGTACATAGGAGCTACAAGAGCTTATAAGATTACGTTTGAAGCAGATACAACACTGGGTTTAATTTCTGGTGGTGTAGAAAAGGAGGTTTCTTGATGGGTATATTTACAGATTCTGGTTATCAAAAAGAATCATTAGCAGAATGGAAAATAAAAGTAGAAGATCTTTTTAAAGAAGAGTTTGGAGATGATGTAGATTTAGATCCCAGTGGTCCATTTGGACAGATAACAGCTATCACAGCTAAAATAATGGCAGATCAGGATGAAATTACAGAAGAAGTATATTTGGCAAGGGATCCTGATTCAGCTACAGGTGTTAGTTTGGATAGAATTAGTGCTGAAACCGGTACAAAAAGAAATGATGCAGGATTTACTTTTGTTCAGGATGTACTTTGTTATGGTGATGAAGGTACAATTTTAGCAGCTGATGAAAATAGAATCACATTAGCACCTGCCTTTTCTCCATCAGAAGATCTTTATTTTGCTTTAGTGGATGGGATTGTCATAACAAAAGCTATTGCCAGGAAAGTAGTATTAACACCAGATGATCCTAGTGAGGATGATGATTATACTATTACAATCAATAGTATAGTTTATTCTGTCATTGCAGATGCTGATCCTACAGTAGATGAGATAATTACAGCTATGATAGCAGAGCTTCCAAATGTAGTAACAGGAACTTTAGTAGATGGTACTTTAGAGATATTTGCTAATATTGATTTTTCATTTGATTATAATTCTCTTTGGACTTTAAATGAACAGGCTTCTGCTGGAAATTTTCAATCTAATATAGCTGGAATAATCACAGCACCAGCAAATTCTTTAACAGAGATAGTTACTCCGATTTCCGGATGGTCTTCTGTCAATAATCCATCTGCAGGAGAAACTGGAGCAGAAAAAGAAGCAGATCCTGTTCTAAGAATAAGACGCAGGGAAGAACTTATTTCTGGAAAGGGTACAGATAATGCTATAAGAATTGCTGTAGAAAAAGTAGATAATGTTAGTGCAGTTTCTGTTTTTAGTAATAGAACTTTGGTGGTGGATTCTTCTGGAATACCTGCAAAATCTTTTGAAGTAGTTGTTTTAGGAGGTAATGAAGATGAAATTGCTCAGGCTATTTATGATAATGCACCGGCTGGTGTTGAAATATATGGTTTGAATGCTTCTGGTACAGCTATAGACCCTATTGATAGTACTGTGACTATAATTGATTTCAGTAGACCTACGCCTATTTATATATGGGTTAGAATCACCAGAATACCCAATACTGAAGAAGTCTATCCTTCTGATGGTGATGATCAGGTTAAAGCTGCAATTGTAGCTTGGGCAGAAGAAAATCTTAAACAGGGAACTGATGTTATCAGATTAAGACTTTCTATTCCTGTATATGAGGTTCCAGGATCAGGAGATTTAACAATTGAAATCGATGATACTGCAACTCCTGGAGGAACGCCTGTATATGCTGAAGATGATATTATTGTTCTTAATAGAGAAAGTGCGGAAATAGTTTTAACCCGTATAACAATAATAGAAGGACCATAAATGGCAGAGCTTTCAGCTATTGATTATCCCACAATTGCTCTTTCTCTTTTAATTGAGAGATTCAAAGATAGTGAAGATATTCAAAAACTTTTAGTGATAACAGCAGAAGTTGCTATGGATCTTCAGACAGCTGTTTTTGAGATAGATGAGTTATTTGTATTAGAAACAGCTGAAGGTCCGGAACTAACGATAATAGGTAATGTCTGGGATGTTTCCCGAAAATTAGATGTAATAGAAACGGATAATGAATATCGGGATAAAATTTCTGTTAAAGCTGTTTTATCAATTTCAGGCACTATTTCTGAAATAAAAAAAGTACTCTATACTTTTTTTGGAGCTACTTATGTAGATTATGTCACTCAATATCCTGCTGGTTATGCCGTTTATAGTGATGCTGTTATTACTCAGATTATGTTAAATACTTTTACTGCTTCAGGAGTACAAGCTCTTTTGGAAACTGGGTTTGTAATGGGAGGATCTGTAGTAGGAATATCTGCTGTAAGTGGTGCTGCTAATGTTTCTTTTAAAGCAAGAGGTTTGTCTGCTTCTGTTTCTACTGTACCGTTTGTTCAGGGTACAATGACAGTATTAAGATCTATAGAAGGATCTGCTGATAGTGTAAGTGTTGTTGAGGCATCAGCAACTATACCACATGAAGTAATAGGATCATGTGATTCTGTATCTAGTGTTAGTGGTGCTGCTGATGTATCAGGGTCCTTTGAAGAGAATCTAATTGCATTTGCTACTGTTTCAACTGATGTAAGTGGTTGGAATAAAGTTGATGGTTCTGATGTTGCTCTTGATTTGATTGGTAAATATCCGAAAGTACATAGTTCAGAAGGATCTACTGGTGGATCTGAAACACATGACCATGGTACATTTAGCGGCAGTTCTGGTGGGCTTTCAAATAATAAGCAATCTGGCAGTGGCGAAAACAGGGTAATTGGTGCTAGATCTCATACTCACACTATAAATCATACACATCCTTCAGTAAATAATGAGCCAGAATATTTAAAAGTATTACCTGTTACTGATGGGGACGCAATAAAAACTTCAATGTTCTTATTTTATGATGGAGGGTCAGCTCCATCAGGTTGGAGTGCATTAAGTGCTGCAATTGATAAAATGTATAAATGTGATTTAGCACCTGAGGCAACACCTACAGGTGGAAATGCAGATCATTCGCACGTACATTCAGGTAGTACTAATGCTGTTACCCCATCTATTACTACTGACAACAGTGCTGACTCTTCTGGTGGCAATAAAGGAGTGAGTCCAGGGAACCACTCACATTCAAATACTCATACACATGTTGGTGGTGAAAATTATCCATTATGGCATGGGCTTATTCCTGTTAAACCAGATTCAGAAACTGGTGAGTTACCATCTGGAATATGTGCATTTTTTAAAGGATCTGTAATACCTGATGGTTGGAGTGCATTTTCAGCAGCAGATGGTAAATGGATACAGGGTAAGTCAATTGCTGGTGCTACTGGTGGAGCAAATACTCATAATCATGTAAGTACTAATGTTACTGGTTATAGAAATGGAGAAATAGCTTGTAATAGTGGTGGTTCAGCTTATGCTGCTGCTGTTTCTTCTGGACATAGACACACAATGTATCATACAGAAAGTACAGTAGATAACATACCACCATATCAGGAACTTATGTTCTTGAAAAAAGATTAAGGGAGAAAGAATATGATAGATTTAGTAAATGACTTAACACTCACATTTGTTTGGTTAATACATAATTTTGAATTATATTTTGTTGATTTAAAGTTTAAAGTGTTACCGACTACTGGCACAATAGTAGCAACGGGACTTGATGATTGGATTGAATTTAGTGTAGGTTTTAAAAAAGGGACTCCAGGATATGTAGCAACAATTGGAAAAAGTAAAGATGATGTTTGGGCATTGATTCTTGGAGAATGGGACAAGTACCAAGTTGATCCGGCAACATCAGTTTTGGAATTAACACAGTTATTTGAATATGTAACTGAAAAAGGAGTTAAGTAATGGCAGGTTCATTTAGTGATTACACAGAAGATAAGGTATTAGATCACATATTAAAGATAGCTGCTTTTGTAGTACCAACAAATATATATTGTGCATTATTCACAGTAGCACCTACTGATGCAGGTGGTGGAACAGAAGTGACTGGTGGAAGTTATGCTCGTATGATTGCAGAAGATTGGGATGTTTCTTCCGGTGGAGTAACAGCTAATTCAGCAAAGATTACATTTGTACAGTCAACAGCAGATTGGGGAACGGTTGTAGCATTTGCATTATTTGATGCAATCTCTGGTGGTAATATGCTGATGTGGGGTGATCTTGATACAAGTAAACCAATGACTGATGGTGATATAATTGAGTTTGCAATAGGTAATTTAGATATTTCATTGACATAGAGGTATAAAATGGCAGAAATAATTCCTATTGATTATCCTACAATAGCTGTATCACTTCTTGTAGAACGTTTTAAAGATAGTGAAGATCTTCAAAAGCTCCTTACAGCTATGACAGCTGCTGCTCTGCCTCTTCAGACTGCTGTACTGGAAATAAGGGACCGTTTTGTACTTCCGACAGCTACAGGGGCTGAATTGACGATAATTGGAGTTGTTTGGGATGAGGCCAGAGAGAATGATAATGATACAGATTATAGACATCGTATTAATGTGAAAATATCGTTATCTATCTCTGGAACTCTTCCAGAAATAAAAAGAATATTGTTTGTATTGTATGAAGCAACTTATACTACGTTTGTTCCTGGTTATCCTGCCGGGTTTACAATAACTACAGATGCTGTTATTTCTCAAACAGAATTAGAAGCACTCACACCTTCAGGCGTTTTTGTGTTATTATGGCCTGATGTGCATGAAGGAAATTATCTTGTAGATCATAATGATGATTTCATTGTAGGGGAGAATAACTATCCCCTTATTGATCATGATGTTTAAATAGGAGTTTAGTATGGCTGGTGGATTTAAAAGAATTGAAGATTATGATGTAGTAGATCCTGTAGTACTTCCGGATGATGCAGTAATTTACACAGTATTACCAAATGAAAGCACTCCAGCTCTGATTGATAGACATTGGAATTGGCTTGCTTTTAAAAATTGGCTTGTAGGGATCATTGCATTGTTTGCTACCGGGCCTAGAGAAATTATTACAGCAGATACAACTTTGGTTTTCGGAAAAAAATATTTAATATCTGGTGATTATGAATTAACTTTACCTGCAAATCCAGTTGAAGGTGATGCAATTGATATTTTATCAGAGGGATATGCTACAGTAATACAAACAGATGCAGAGCATATTATAGAATATAAAACAAAATATTTTACTATAAAAGGAAGTGCTGGATATTTAAGTTTATATCCTAGAGACAGATTGGTATTAGTTTATAAAGGAGTACAGAATTATCAAGCAGGAAGTATACTTAAATTATCTGATCCGGGGACTAAACCTGGAGCCACTTGTAATGGAGTGACATTTTCATATGATGGTATTTATTTGGGTGCTGCAGCAAGTAGTACACCTTATGTTCATATATATAAACGGGCTGGTGATACTTTTACAAAACTTTCAGATCCTACAGGAGATTTACCCACTAATGCTGCAAAAGGAGCCTCCTTTACAAGGGATGCTGCTCACTTAGCTATAAGCAGTGTTCAATCACCTTTTATACAGATTTATAAGAGGTCTGGTGATGCTTTTGCAAAAGTAGCAGATCCTACAGGAGGTTTGCCTCCTGATCAAGCACACGATTGTGCATTTTCACATGACGGTAATTATTTAGCAGTAGCTCATCAAGGTACACCATATCTTACGGTATATTCTCGTTCTGGGGATGTTTTTACAAAACTTTCAAATCCTTCAAGTCTTCCTGCCAGTAATGGTATAAGTGTTGGTTTTTCATCAGATAATAATTTTATATTAATAGGAACACAGTCTTCACCATATGCTTATATGTATAAATTAGAAGGAGGAGCTCTTAAACAGATGGCATTTCCAACACAAGCATCAACAATTCGAGGGGTAGCTTTTTCTCATAATGGTGATTATGTTGCCTGTGGTGTATCAGTTTTACCAAATATCAATATTTTGAAACGTAATGGTAATACGTGGGTAGCATTAACTCCTCCAGTATCTCTACCTGCAGGTGCAGGGTTCCGTACAAGTTTTTCTCGTAATGATTTATTTTTAACTGTGTCACATGGTGCATCTCCATACGTCACAGTATATCAGCGATTTGGAGATACTTTTGTTAAATTAACTGATCCTGTTACACCTCCTACAGGCAATGCAGAAGGAGCTATTTTTAGTGAAGATGGATTTTATATGGTAGTTGGACATAGTACAGATCCATGGTTGACTTTTTATATAAACAAAACTTCAGCTAATAAGGTATGGATAATAGAAGAATTTGATATAATAGATGGTGGTTCTGCTGAAGATGGGGGAGGTATGGTAAATCGTTTTAAGTAAAAATGAAAATATGAAGTATAGTTAATATTTATTACTTATTCTTATATAGAATTCTTTATATCCTTTATTACTATCCTTTGGTTGGTATATAATTTCATAAGGTTGTATAGGATATAAACATAACTGTCTGTATCCTATTTTTAAAATTCCAAATTTTAATCCTGCATTAATTAAATAATCTGGTTCGAAATGAAGAAGATAAGTATTAACATTTGTAAGTTGAATATTTGTCTTTGTTGTTCCACCAATAAAAAATATATTCCCTATTATTATTTCAGCTTCTAATAATGTATATTCAATATTTTCATTTACATTTACTTCAATATGTGGATAAATAGCATTTAAACTTTCATAATTAGGTATAAAACTTAACTCTAATGCAAATAATAATATTAACCAATTCATACTTAACTCCTTACTAAATTAACTCTGGAAACTTTATATCCCAGTTTTTTATTGAATTTCTGAACTATTTTGTATACCCGATCAGCACTGTCAATCTGATCCTCTTTATGAGTACTTAATAATACCTGTACTTCCAATTGATCACTGATGTCTTTTAGTAATTGAGTCATGATAGGAGACCGGACCACATCAAGATTTTTTGCCGGCTCATCCAAACATAATAAATTAGCTGTTTTTCCCATGCTCCATACAGCTAATCTCAATCCTAAAGCCACTACGTCAGCGAGTCCACCACCTGCAGAATCCAGGGGAGCTTGTTTGCTTCCACCTTTCTCCACAGTGATAGCAGCATGGCTATTGTTGTTCTTTGTGGTAAAGTCGATATCAAATACATTTCCCGGAAACAAAGCCTGTAGAGGAGTATTAACCAGATCTGAAAGATGATAAGCAATACTTCTTTCAATTTGATGAGCAGCTGTTTGGATAATTAACTGAGCTTTTTCCACAGCTTCTAATTTTTTACTCAGTTTTACTTTTTTTAGTTCAGCCTGTTCCAGAGATATTTCTGTTTCTTCCAGGAGATATTTTTTCTTATCCAGTATGTTTCTTAATGCTGTATTATTCATTTCGCAATTCCTTTAGTTTATCACGTAAAAGTTTACCACCTTTAGCACCAGATATTCCTCTTTGTGATAATTTAATAAGTACATTTTTTACACTTTCTATTGGCATATTCAATTTATTAGCTATGTCTTTTATAGCTTCTAAAGCCACATCTAACTCAGTAATCTTCATCTTCTTCGTCTTCGTCATCATCTATTATAGCATTAAGAATTTCTTCCGGAAGAAGTTCTTGAATTTTAGCTGTGAGTGTTTCTCGTTTCACCTGGAGCATTGAAATACGTTCTGCAGTTTCTTTCTGTAATGCTTCCATCTCTTCTTTAGTATCACATTTGTATTCAGATTTCCATTGGGCTTTAATTTGCTTAATAGCTCCTTCAGTTTCTGCACATTCTGTGGTTAATTCAGCTATTTTAGCCTGTAAAGCTTCTACTTGTTCAATAGTCATTTCTTTAGACATTAGTTCTTATCTCCTCTAATATATTTTTTACAAGTTTTGAACTGTTCACTGACAGTTTTTTCACGACTTCCCAGAGATCAAAAGACAGACCTTTGGAACTTGCTAATTGTTCTGCATATGCTGTAAGGGAATCCTCACGAGCATGTTGCTCTACCAGATATGAATCATCTATCAAGGTCACATCATCACTTTCTAATGGGAAAAACCCATAACTGCTATCTTCAGTATCAAAAGCATAGAAACCTACTTCATAATTTTTCTCATCAGCACTTTGCCGGTTTAGACATCCAGGATTGAAAAGAATAGTATCTTCGTATATTTCTACATAATGTTTATGATAATCTCCAGTGAGTATAAATTCAGCAGTAGGAAATGATTCCATGATATCGGCAGCTATTTCCGCATTTGCTAATCGGGCCAGACTTTCATTTGCATCAGGCATGATTAATCGATGAATAATCACAATTCCAAATTCTTCAAGAAAATCAGTATTTTCAAACTTCTTATTCACACCATGGGGCACCACGCCCTTCATTCTCATTAAGTTCCCTATACTGCTGTTATGAAGATTAGCGTACTGGTGATGCTGTAAATCATGGTTTCCTGGGATAATATGAACCTCCACTGACCAAGGTCCCTCTGCTTTTACAGTGTCCATAGCTTCCGGAATAATATTTACTACCCAGGGAGGTTGATTAGAGGAATCAAGTATATCACCAACTAAAAGCAATTTATCAACATTTAGATCTCGACATTTCCTGAAGAGTTCTACCACATTATTTTTTTGAGAGAGGATCCAATCTTCATCTGTTCTTACTCTAGGCCGGTCTCTCCGGAGATGGAAATCGGCACTAACGGCTATTTTCATGTTTATCCCCTTTCCATGATGATTTGCAAAGAGGGCAAATAGCAGGGAGTCTCTTTTCATCTTTTTGCAGCATGGTGCTCCATTCTTTTAATGATGCCTCATGTCTTTCAAAAAGAGTGATCTCATTAGAAATATTTAATTCTTTATTTTCTAATTCTCCAATAGTGTCATCCAACATTTCTAATTGCATAATTTTATCAGCAGTATTTTCCAACCAAGGTTGATTATTTTCAAGAAAAAGAATTGCAGTATCATGTTTTATTATTTGCTGTTCAATATTTTGGATATGGAGTGTAGAAAAACCTATATCATTTTCAATTTCTTTTATCTTAGAAATAGCTTTTTCAGCTTCTGGAAGCCAATCCTGATGTACTACTAAGATTGATTGATTTTTATAAAAAGAAGTGAGAGAAATGTTTATAGACTTTTGATTATCAAGTATATGAGCTTCTTTATTATAGAGAGATAACCACCTTTCTACTAAAGGAGAAGTATTTTTAGTCCATTTAAATAATTCAAGAACATCTTTTAAACCATTATACTTATCAATTTCTTCGATTATGGTGTTTTCTTTATCTTCCAAATCTTCAATATCTTTCTCTACTTTTTCCAAACGTTTAAATACTGGTTCAGCTTTCAAAATCCAGCCTAGAGATTTAATATCTCTTTCACAAGAAGTAATTTTCTCAGTTTCAGCTTCTCTTAATTTTTTAATAGATCTTTTTTTACTTTCTACAGCAGTTAAAGCTCTTGGGATTTCATCCAGTTTGACAACCGAGTTAAGGAATCTTGCAACTTCCTGGCCTCCTTTACCGCCTGAATGAAGCAAGAAAAGACTATCATGCTGATTCTGAATATTGACTTCACCCATGTTAAACCATTTTTTAACTTCATCAGGGACTCCTACACCAGCTCTCGCCAGATCTTTACCATTAATTCGATAACCATTGAAACTGAGAGATCTTTCCCGAATAAGAATAGAACCATCTTCCCGAATACATTCAACTTTACAAGATCGATCAATTACAGTCATTCCTTTTTTAGTTTGATGTTTGGCCCAATAGGATATAAAGCCGGTTCCTGCAGGTTCATTATTAACAGCCCAATTCAATCCTCTCATGATGGCTGTTTTACCTTCGTGAGATTCTCCGGTTAAACTCGTTATCCCCTCATCCAATTCAATGAAAGAATCAATATGAGCTTGAAAATTAACTAATCTAAGTGACTTAAGCATAAGTACCTCCCATATTCAGCTATAAGTACAGCATCAGCTCTGCCATCTTTTGTTTTTAAAAAAATACTTATCATATCAGGATAATGAAGCCGGCATAATTCAACAGCAGCCTGTTTTCCTTTCTTCAGTAATTTATGGTGTTTTTTCCATACAGGAGGAGTAGTATAATGAATTCTGCTTCCTCCAGTAGTTCTTATAATACTTTCAATCCTTCCAAATGTCTGTCCAAAGGCAAAAGCACTTACAGCACCATCTCCAGGCATAGAAGTTACTTTTTCTATTATTACTAATTCTGGTCTCCATGCTCTTACCATGTCTTTATACATAATAAAGAACTCTTCAATATCTAATTGATTATTCTTTTTTTGTTTTCCACTTTTAGTTTTTGTAGTTTTAAAAGTAGTTAATAGAGGCAGATCATGAACTTCAAGAACTTCTTTATGTTGGATAGCAGCGATTGCCCCAGCTACACCAGGATCTATACCTATAATAATCAATTGAATAACCTTCTTTGCTTAGGGTCTTCCATTTTATGCATCAGAGCATCATTCAGATAATTTAAACCTAAAGCAGCCAGAACAAATTGTTCTCTATCATTAAAAGCCATTCTAAGAGACATGCTGAAATTACGATTTCTATTCATATGAATTGTAAATGACTGATATTTAGCATACATTTGTGTGTCAGTCACATTGTTTTCTTTCATTAATTGTCTAAGATCTTTCATTCGTATTTTCTCCCAAGGCCGCTTTTAGCAGCAGCTTCAATAGCTTCCCATTTATCAGTAACTTTTTTATCAAGTTCTTTTTTTAATATAGGATCCTTCATTATTTGAAGTCTGAGAGTATTGAAATCAATAGGAGCTCCAAAATGATCATCAAAAATCAATTTTAATTTAGGAAAGACAGTTATAAATTTCATTACAATACTAAGTTTAACAGCTCTTTTACCATCTATTTTTTTTCTAAAAGTTTGATATTTCTTTTTAATACCTTCATTTAAATTTAACCATTCTACTACACCAGCAAGATCTAATTTGGGTTTATCTGCAACTTCCCAGGGAATATTGTTAGCAATAGTTTTTCGATACTCACCTTTGTCTTTACTTCTAATATCATAAAGAAAAGTAAGACTGGTTCCAACATCATCAATACCATAGTCAGTATAATAAAGGAAACGAGCTTTTCTTTTCATTCTGCCATCACGGGACTTAAGACCTTCTACTTCTACAAAGATACCATTTACAAGATCACTACCTTCATTTTTAAGATCTTTAATAGGAGTGAACCACACTTCTATATCCATCCAGTGTTTTTTAGCTTTTCCTCCAGAAGTTTTTAATTTTTTCTGATATTGTTTAGCTCCTATTTTTTCCCGAACCTGACTGACGATACCCAATATAACTTTACTACCTTGTAGTTTAGCTGTTTGAGTTCGGAAGAATTCCTGACTTAAGAACTTTGCAGAAGCCATCCCATAAGTACCTTCATCAAAAGTTTTACCTTTCTCATATTCTTCTTTTCTTTTTTTTGAACGACTCATTTTATCTTCATCAGAGATAGAATCTAAACTGTCCATTAAATAAATTCCAAAATGCTTTTTGGGAAGCATTCCAAGAAAGATAGAAAGTCTGGCATCCATATCTTCTACTGTTTTAGGTCTAATAGGGAGTTTTTTTGTGTGTTCAAGTAAAAGATTGCCTCCCATAATATCTACACCATACAATTCAGTAGTATCAAAATTATTTCCATTTTCACCATCTTCATATTGCCAATCAAACTTATCTTTTCTATGGTGATGTTCTGCAGCAATCATTTCATTTCCGAGCATGGATTTACCACTACCAGTATCTCCACATAGATTGATAGCTATTCCATAGGGAATTCCAAGTCCTCTGCCTCCTCCAAAATATAAATCAAGTAGATGGCAGCCAGTTCTGGCAAATTCAGTTTTCATTTTTATATCCTTCTTTATTGCTGAGTTTACCTGGTTTTCGATCCAGGAGCTCTTTGAGGGTGTTATAATCTTCATGATGAATTACATCCTTTCCTTGATAGATACTTACTCTTAAACGATTCATAGCAATAATTCTCCACATTCGTGTACGATTTTTATCTTTAGGGAAAGGAATTATTTTCCATTTGGAAGTTCCTTTTCTTATTTTTAAGAATTGAATTAGCTGATCTCGTTTAAAATACCAATGCTTATCTTTAGGATTCTTCCAGGCAAACGGTTGTAATCTTAAGGTTTGAATAGAATATTCTAATTCAAATCGTTTAATCATTGCTAAAGCTTCACCAGTCTTTAAGTATACCTCAGATGGCATATTTTATTTCCTCATTGCCAAAACAGTAATTCTAATTGGTTTTTCAGAAGAACAAGTTTCACAGACAGTAACTTCTGCACTGAATATCTTATCAGCCATATCTTCATTAGGACCCATCACAGCAGCTAAAGGAGCATGTCCTCCTAGTACCATAGTTAAACCCTGCTGCCGTTGTAATGCCTTAGCATTTAAACCATAACGTTCAATTCGAACACGATAAAACAAAGGAACACCAGAAGCTCCAATAGGTTTATTGCATATTCCGCAAATTGCAGCTTCTCTTAATTCTTTTTCTTTCATAATTTATTCCTTCAAAAAAAGCCCCCTTTACAGAGGGCTCTGTTTTTGCAAATATGTGATTATTTCTTTTTGGCTTTTTTGGCTTTATAACAGGCCATTTCCAAATCGCAGTCATCACATTCCGGATGTTTTCCATAATCAGGGCCAAACTTAAAATCTTCAGGACATTTACTTTTAGAAGATTTCTTTTTGGGAGATGATTTAGAATGGGATGTCGTCGAGGAAGTCTTCTTCTTGTTGCTCTTTTTTACTTTTTTTTTGGCAACTACAGGTTCTTCTTCTTCGTCATCATCCTCATCATCGTCCTCGTCATCTTCTCCATCAGAATCATCATCGTCAGCATCATCTTCTTCGTCTTCTTCCTCGTCATCATCTTCATCAGAGTCATCATCATCAGGTTCGTCACCTTCTTCTTCCTCCTCTTCTTCATCATCAAGTTCTTCTTCATCTTCATCATCACTGACTTCATCATCTTCACCGAAGTAGAATTCTTTGATTTCCTTATTAGTCATAAGTACAAGAGCTTCATCCCAGGAAAAAGCTTTATCAATATCAGAATCCGGAACAGGTTTTTTCCTGTCAATAAAAGAAAACTGTTTGAACTGTTTCTTTTTATCTTCCGGAACGAGAAACTTAACAATCTTACCTTCATCTTCAACTTCATAAAAGGCAATAACACCCTCACCATCAGCACATTCTTTTGCAGCATCTGCAAGTTCATCACCAAATATAAAGGTGGAAGCATCAAAGAACATGATTTTACCTTTGTCTTCACCTGTCACAGGTTTGACATTGTAAACAGCTCTTCTTTTGGCTCCCAAATTAATAGCCAGTTTTTTAGTTTTTTCACTGCCGGATTCATTGTATTCATCCCATAATTCTCTGGAAGCATCACATAAGGCACAGGGTTTTCCATAATTTTTCTGGAGGCAAAGAATATCTTTTGTTTTGTTCACATTCTTATGAACATAATATTCCATTGAATAATGCAGATCACCCACTTCCAGATCTCCGGAAGCTACCTTTGGGAATAAATCAGATTTAATTTCAAAGGGAATGATATTAAATCTGTTTGATTTACCTCTTGTAACTTTGAATACTTCAGGTTTTTTCTTCAATTTTTTAAAATCAAAAACTCCAGTATAAGAAGACATTCCCCTGGCATTATTGGTATTAACATGGGATTCAACCCTTTCAGATCCTACTTTTCTTGATTTTTTCTTTTTTGTAGCCATAATTTACTACTCCTTTAATTTTTAGGTCTTGCTTTAAAGCAATCATTATCTATTTCACAGTCATCACATTCAGGTTCTAATCCGAAAGATTTACCAAAAGAATAACCAGCAGGGCATTTACCTTCAGGTTTTTCAGCTTTTTTCTTATCAGCTATTTTTTTCTGAATTTTTTTCCCTTCCACCTGATTGATCTCAGCCTGTTCTTTGATTTTTCTTTTAGTAGGTTTTTGAGCTTTAAGTTTTCCGGCTGCAGTACCTGTTTTTACAGATCTTTTGGTTTTGGGAGGAACAACAACTTCTTCCTCTTCTTCATCCATATCTACATCAAGATCTTCATCTTCTTCAAGTTCCGGATCAGAAGTACCAATACCATCATTTTCATCATAGAGTTCTTCATCGTTATCATCAATTTCTTCCTCTTCCTCCTCTTCATTATCATCAATAATTACTGGTTCAGGTTTAGAAAGTTTCTTTTTCTTCTTGCGCTTCTTATTCATTTCAGAAATACTCAGATCCATAGCCTCAATTGCAGCATCTTTGGTTTTCTTTTTATTTTCACGAACATCAGCACTTACTTCTTCTTTAAGAAAATATTTAGTAGTGTGTAATTCAGTGAGGATTTTAATCATGCTTCTTTTCTGCTGCATAGCTTCTTCAGCTACACGACAGTAACCATGAGCTTTATTAGTAGTAATAAAAACTTTCTGTGCTTCCATTACTTCTTCATCAATAACCGTAAGACTTTCAGCCAATTTATCTGTGGGAACCTTTCCTCCAGGTTCATCTGGTGTTTTATGAAACATAAATCTTTCAGCTCTTACTTTATCCAGATTCAATTTTGCTTTATCAACATCTTCTTTTGCATTAACTACAAGCATAGCCCATTCACCATAAACATAAGGCTGCATCTCTGCTTCTACATCCAGCAAATTTTTATTGATCTGCTTATCGGCTCTTAAGTCCCGATTAATCTCTACCATCTATTTCCTCCATTTTAATCTGTAAGACTTCTCACAGTTCTTGTTATCAATAAAGGCCATGCTGTTCCAGTATCGAACAGAGGCTCTTCAAACCATTCCAACATTTCAGCAATTGCAGAAGCCTTTGACCCATCTCTTAACATAATAGAACAACCATAATTTAAAATAGTTCTTCTTATTGTTTCAGGTTCAATTCTTTCTTTCTTAAGAGCACTAAGTAGTTTTAAAGATTTTCCGGAACTACCGGTAAAGTACATCCTACAGAAGTTTATTACTTCTGGGATGTCTTCACTAAGTCCTGCTACATTGCTCTCAAGGTACTCCTGAATGTATTCTTCTTCCATTCCGGATACAGTATCCAATAACTTAACAGCATCACGCACATGACCGTCAGCAGCTTCTGTGAGCATTTCTAATACTTCAGGATCCAGAATGAAATTCTCTTCCCTGCAGATCTTTTTAAGTAATTTTTTAATGGAAGAATCTTTCACTAAATTAAGTTTAATAGGTGTGCATCTGCCTTTGATTTCATCAATAATTTTTTTTGGATTAGTGGTGCAGATAAAAAAGAAATCACAAGGAGAGGGTTCTTCTAATAATTTTCTGATACCATTCTGAAAAGCTTTACTGGAATCCTGCATTTCATCAAGAATCCATCCCCTGTTACCGTGACTGACAACATTGCATTCTTCAATGATATTTTTAGAATCAGCTTTTAAACCATCCTGAGCTAGATTCATTTCTGTAATATTGTAAGGATCTATTTCTAAAGCTTTACAAGCTACTCTTGCTAAGGTGGTTTTACCTACTCCATGAGGTCCTACAATGATATAAGCCTGAATAGGATTATCTTTTTCAACACTTTTTTCCAGAGCAACAACTTGAGGTCCATTTCCAATTACATCTTTGAAAGTAGTAGGTCTATATTTTTTAGTATAACCCATTAAAAAAGCCTCCCAGATTGCCATATTTTTACTACTTCAATTGGAGCTGTGCTTGCTCTAACAGCATTTTCAATAGTTTGCCAAGCTGCTATCCACATCCATAATTGATCAAGTCTTTTATTGTTTGGAGGTTGGATAGTACCTTTCACTAATTTTTCAAAAAGTTTATTCTTATAAGGTTTAAGCCAGTCTCCCATATTAAAATACAGGTCTTCGCCTTGTTTTATAAATCTGACAGCTTTCTTTCTATTCAAGGGGTGAGCTGATTTAGTTATCATATTGGGAAAATCTGATGCAGATCCATATTTATATACTTTATTCATTATAGAGAGATTATCAATTTTTTTTATAGCATCTTCTTTTTCTTGCAATCCAGGAGCTAAAACTTTCACAGTAGCTTCGTACAATTCATCCCTCATTTCTTTATTCGTCATTTCTTTATTCATTCATATCC